GCGCGCGGTGCAGGGTGCTGGACGGATGAGGATGGCAAGCTGATCTATCATGCGGGCGATGCGATCTTGATCGGCGGGGAATGGCAGCCGCCGGGTGTCTATGACAAAAAGGTTTATTCGGCTGCTGACCCCATACCCCGCCCTGAGAAAGTCACGTCGCGACAGGATCCCGCCCACAAGGCGCTGGACACGCTGGAAACGTGGCAGTGGCGTCGTCCTGACATCGATCCGCAGCTGGCGTTGGGGGTGATCTGCGCGATGATTTTGGGCGGGGCGCTGGAATGGCGGCCAGCCACGTGGGTGACGGGTGACGCGGCAACGGGCAAGTCGGAATTTCAGAAGTTTTTACGCTTTATCATGGGGGGTGAAGCGGGATTGCTGCAGGCGGCGGATGCCACAGAGGCCGGTATTCGGTCGGTTGTGGGTTATTCGTCGTTGCCGGTGGCGATCGATGAGTTTGAGCCGGACCCGGACAACCCCACAAAGGCGAAAAAGGTCATCGAGCTGGCGCGGCGTGCGTCGTCGGGCGGGCAGATTTTCAGGGGATCGACGGATCAGAAGGGCTATCAGGGCAACGCCTTTTCCTGCTTTTTGTTTTCGTCGATCCTGCTGCCCGCGATGCCTGCGCAGGACCGGTCGCGGTTGATTGTTCTCAACCTTGATCGGCTGCCGGAGGGTGTTGAAAAGCTGAACCTTGATGCGCGTGTCTGGCGCAAGGTGGGCGCGGCGCTGCGGCAGCGTCTGCTGGAGCAGTGGGACAGCTGGCCCGCGCGGCTGGCGACATGGCGCGCGGCCCTGGCTAAACACGGGCAGACCGGGCGCGCGGCTGACAATTATGGCACCGTTTTGGCGCTGGCGGACATGGCCATGGGGGTTGATACCGCAAAGGCGGAAGTCACTGACGCGTGGGCCAAAAAGCTGGGCCGGGCACTGGCCAGTGACAGCATCGAGGTCGGCAGCAACGCGGACGACATGCTGCATCATCTGATGACGCAGCACCATGATGCGTGGCGCAAGGGTCAACGCTGGATGATGTCGCAATTCATCATGGCGGCGGCCGCGTTGCCCGGTGCGCCGGAAAGCATCTATCCCGGCAATCCGCACAGCAAAGAGGACAAACAGAACCAGATGAACAACATTCTGGTGACCTTTGGGCTGCGGGTGAAGGGCTTTGGGCATGAGGCGCGGCTGTTCATCCCGAACAAGAGCTTTAAGGGGCTGTGTGACCTGTTTGAGGGCACGATGTGGGCGAATGGCGTGTGGTCGCAGGCTGCCAGCCGGTTGCCCGGTGCAGAGCGCACCAAATCGCCGCTTACGCTGGCTGGTGCGTCGTCGCGGGGGCACTGGGTGCCGTTCAAGTCGATGCAGTCGCTGATGGCGTTCCCAGCGGATGGCAGGGGCGCTGATGGCACCGCTGCGCCGTTGCCTGCTGATCAGGAGGATTTCATGTGATGAAGTTCGTTAAATCCGCCCAGCCTGGCCGCAAAAATTCGCCTCATTCTTTGGGGCAAAAATTAAACTTGACCGGCGTCAAGCCGGTCTCACTGCCCGCGACGCGTCAAATTCTCGCTGAGTTGCTTGTTGAACGCCGTGTCGCGGCTGCGCCTTGCGCAGCTGATCGCGACACTTTGACCGGCGGTCAGCCGGTCGCACTCACCCCTACCCGCGCCCCTACCCACACCCAAATCAGAGCCTGAAAGGTCGCAGCTTAAAAATGCTTCGCAAGCCCCTGAAATCGCAGCTTTCTTTTACCTTGACCCCGCACCCTATTGGGGCCGATAATTCGCGGGACGGAGCCGCTCTGCGGACGGGTTCGGGGTCACGACAGTGTCGTGGGGGTGTCGTGGGTAGTGTCGTGGCCTTTTTGCCAGCATTATCAATGGTTTACCTACCCGCCACGACGCCACGACAGCAAATCACCCCTCACGTATACGGGCGCGCATGCGCCCCCGCGCACACGAGGCGATGTGTGTCGTGGCGTCGTGGTGTCGTGGCTTTCTTCTATCTTATTGATAGTAAAGAAGAATTAAGAATACCTACCCACGACAGCACCCACGACAGCATGCCACAAAGTGTCGTGGCTTTGTCTAAGCCACTGAAAAACAATAAAATATTCGGGATTTATTGCCATGTCGCGGCCTAAACCGCCAGTCAAGGGCGATGAGGCGCGCCTGAACCAGGATCGAGGTGGTCGCACGTTGGATGAGGGTGCGCAGCTTGGGCTGTTTGCGGATGACCAGGGCGCGATCGTGCCGGTTGAGGAACGCAGCGGGCCGGGACGGCCAGCGGGATCGCCGAACAAGGCCAAGGCCAAGCTGCGGGAATACTTCACCGGGCGCGGGTATCGTGACCCGGCGGAGCAGCTGGCGCTGATCGCCGGGCTGGATCGGCCAGACATGCATCCGCTGGGGCATGCGGCGATGCTGGCGGAGTTGACCGGGCTGAACATGCATGAGGTGCTGAAGCTGCAGCGACAGGCGGCGTCGGACCTGATGCCCTACTGGCATGCGAAGCTGACACCTGACGTGACGGTCAACGCGCCCACGATGAACATCAACATGGTGCCGAATGGCAGCGCACCAAGCGCGGTCGGACGGGCGATGCAGCCGCCGCCGATGCCGGGGAAAGAAAGCGAACAAAATCAAGGCGTTAGCGATGGCGATGACGATGGCAATTCGGATGAAGGTCGGACGGAATGACTAAGGCATTGAAAACACTGGCGTTTAATTCGGTTGGGCAGTTGATTGAAAGTCAACCAATGTCGGACGGTGCCGGGGCAAAGATGACCCCCCACCCCCTCCTTTGCCAGCGCGACCGCGTCACACAACATGGGGGGGGCACCCCCCCCGCCGCGCGAGGTATCCCCGTCTGTGCGACCCCGTACAGCTTTGGGGAAAGCCCGAGGTCAGAAAAAAAATCGCGACGCCTGAAGATTTGCAACGGGGTCGGGGGTGTGGCCCGTGGCTGAGTTTGATCTGCTTTCCCTGCGCGCCATGGATGACGCGGACGCGGCTGAAGCTGCCGCGCGGGCGATTGCCGGGGAGGATGTTCAGGGTGCGAAGCCTATGCCTGGTCTGGCTGAGGCGACAGAGCTGCCTGATGCGGATCTTTGGGAACCCCCCGGTCCAGTCGGTGAAGCCTTTTTCTGGGACGACAGCGACATCGTTGGTATACGCGGGCCGGTCGGGTCTGGCAAGACCACAGTGAACCTGCGCCGCATTTTCCGCCGCGCCAAGATGATCCCGCGATCAGTGATTGACGGGGTGCGGTACTACAAGGCGGTTATCGCGCGCGAAACCTATCGGCAGTTGTGGGCGACGACGATCCCCAGTTACTGGGAGGTCATGCCAAAGAACATGGGTAAGTGGGCCGGGGGGCGCGGGGATCCTGTGACCCACAGTCTGCGCCTGAAGGATGAGTTTGGCGAAATCGACATCACGGTGGAATTCATCGCCTTTGGATCGTCGCCGGCTGAAATCGATGCGAACATTCGCGGCGTGCAGTGTACCGATCTGATCCTTGAGGAAGCGGACACAAATGGCGTTGCCGTCTTTACCAAGGGCCTGACGCGCATCGACCGATATCCGCAGAAAAAGCATTTCGCCGGATACCCTGCGGCGCTGCGCAGCTATGGGCAGGTCAGCTGCAGTTACAACGCGCCGGATGAGGACAACTGGACGGTGCGCGTGATCGAGGGGCAGTCGGATGATGCTGAGGCCAAGGCGATCATCGCGGCGCTGGAGGATGAGGGGATCAAGATATCCTTTCACCGGCAGCCGGGATACGATGAGCCGGGCTGCGAAAACCTGCAGAACCTGAGTGAGAAATATTACCAGCGGGCGATTGCCGGTATGGTGGCTGAGGGGCGTGGCAACGATGTCGAGCGCCTGGTTTATAACCGGATCGGGTACATCCGGGTTGGTGATCCGGTGTTCAAGGGCAGCCTGCAGCATCCGCTGTTCGTGCCGAACCTGCATATCGCGCGCAATCCGCTGAAGGTTGACACCGGCCATCCGCTGCGCATCGGGCTTGACCAGGGCTATTACGGCGCAGCTGTCATCGGGCAGTTTTTCGAGCCGTTCCAGTGGCGCATCTATGCCGAGCTGTATTTCAAGAACGGATCATTCGCGCCACAATTCGGTGCGGCATTGCGCGAGCTGCTGGATGCGCGTTTTTCAGGAATGCGGGTCGAGGGTGTCTGGGCCGATATCGCGGGCAGCGCCAAGGAAAGCGAAGACGGTCGCACGTGGATCAACACCGTGTCGCAGTATTCAAAACTGGACATCGAGCCGCAGCCTTTGGGGGGCAACCGGGTTGAGCCGCGGCTGGCGGTGTGGCGGGCGGCGATGCAGTACAACCATTTTGGCACGCAGGGCCTGATCATCGATCCCAGCTGCAAGCTGCTGAAGCGCGGTCTGGATAACGATTACGTCTGGGCGCAGGACGATGACAAGGCGACCAACAAGGGCCGGACACCCAAGAAAAAGGGCGTGCGCGCCGCCGATGTGATCGACGCGGGTGGCTACATGATGCTGAGCGAAAGCCTGCCGGATGGTCGCCCGAAAACAGCGGAAATGATCGGCCACAATGGTGGGCCACCGCTGGATGATCAGATCATGACGGACGTGGGCGCGGTGCAGGACGCATATGATTTCGACGCAAGGGAGTTGTTTGGATGATCGAGGATATTCGGTGGTGGTTTTCTGGTTTGGTTAAGCGTTGGCGTGGTGAGGCCGTTACTGGCGTTCATGCGTCGCTGGCAGAAGCGCACGCGGAAATATACCGCTTGGAGTGTAGGATTTCTAGCTTTGAGGCTGCGTTGGAGGTTCTGGGTCGAGAAGACATCGAAACGTGCTCATGTGTGTTGCTTCCAAGGTATACCCCTGGCGATAACGCCGCTCTGCCTTGGCAGGTGGAAATGCGGCGAGGCACAAGGTCAACGGGTAGATCGTTTGTCGTTGCCTGCAGGTATTTCGAGACACAGCGTGAAGCTATTGTTTTTTATCTGTCAATTCTGGCAATCGCTGATGAGGTTCTTTGGTGACCGATCAGCTGGCATATGAGGGGTGGTCGGATGACTTGGTGCTATGGCTGTGTCAGAACATGCGCGCCTGCGATGCGGCGGAAATCTATGCGCTGCGGCCAAATCAGAACGCTTACTCGCTTTATCGCGACATGGCGATGGTGCGTCCCTATCTGTGGTTTGAGGTTGTGCGCCCGGTGACATCGATGACGCCTGTGGCGCTTTTTGGTGTTGCAGCACTCAGCCCCGGTGTTGCGCAGGCGCATATGTTCGCAACCGATGACATGACCATTGATCACGCGCGCCAGATTGCCGACCGGGTCAAGGGGGTTGTGATCCCTACCCTGCTGGATGCCGGGCTGCACCGTGTTCAGGCGCAGAGCCTTGCCGGTTACGTCTGGGCGCACCGGTTCATGCGCCGCTGCGGTGCCAGATTTGAGGCCCCCTGCTGGAGCCTGGGCGCTGACGGTCAGGACTATGCCAGCTTTGTCTGGCTGAAGCGCGATCTAGACCACCTTTACCAACCTCAAAAGGAGAACACGCAGTGAAGAATTTAGAGCAAATGGGCCGTCTGGCGTTTCGGGTCGAGGGCGATCTTTGGGTTGCCTACTATGCCATGCCAAAAACGATGAAAGGTGCAATCTTTTTGGCGTCAATTCAAATGGCCATCGTTCAAGATGAGTGCGCCAAACAGGTTTTTATGGCGCTGATGCGGGATGCCGTGTCGGCGCTGCTGAAGGATAAGTTTGGCAAAGATCCTGTCTGGCCTGATCCTTTGGGTAGACCGGCACCAAGCCACGAGCGCGCTGGCCGCGCATAAACCACCTCAAAAGGAGAAAAGCCATGTGTAAACCCAAGGCCCCTAAAGTGCAGAAGTCAACGCAGACGGTGCAGCGTCTGGCCGCACCGCCGGATGATGCGGTTATTCGGGAAAGTGAAATCGAGCGGTCGGTGCGGCGGGCGCGCAGCGGCGTGGCTGCTGATATTCTGACCAGCCCGCTGGGGTTGTGATGATGATCGGGCAAGAGGACAACAGCGTCGCCAAGGACCTGATCACGCGCTACGAGGAATTGAAGGCGCAAAAGCAGCCGCGCGTGAAAGAGCTGGATTTGATCGCCAAGATGTACCGGCCATCGCGTGTCGGCTTTTGCGGCCAAGACGCCACGCGATCAAACCTCGATCAGCTGTTCAACTCGGCGACGTTGCAGAATGCGCAGCAGGCGTCGGCCAGCCATTATTCGACATTGGCAAATCAGGCGAACAAGTGGTTCAAAGTCACCACGCCGGACCCTGATCTGCGCGATGTTCACGAGGTCAAGGTGTGGCATGACGTGGTGACGTCCCGCATGCTTGCCAGTTTCCGGCCGGCAGTGTCAAATTTCTACAGTGCGGCGGTGCCGTGGTTGGCGGATACGTCGATCCTTGGTACGGGGTTCATGGTCGAGGATGAAAGTCAGGGCCGGTATAAAATCCTTGATCGGTGCGTGTCGCCCGTCAAGGCGGTGTTCAGCGCCAATGGTGAAGGCGTCGCCGATGAATTCGGTTTTCCGGTGATGATGTCGCCGATCAAGGCGGCGCGGTATTATGGGTATGAGAGCCTGCCAAAAAAGATCACCGAGATCATCGATGCGGATGGTGCGGGCGCGCGCAATGACCAGCATACCTATATCCAGATGTATCAGCCCAATGACGAATATACGCCGGGCCATCTGGGGCGCAAAGGTCAGCAGTTCCTGAGCACGCATGTTTGCGTCGATGCCAAGGCGGTCGTGCGCCAAAAGGGCACCTATGAGCAGAGCTTTGCCATTCCGCGCTGGGATGTGAGCGACGATGACGATGATGCGTGGGGGCGCGGCCTTGGGTATCTGACGCTGGCGTCTGCAATCAAGCTGCAGATACAGGAGCAACAAAACCAGCAGGCGGGCGGGTTGGCGGCGCGGCCCCCGATCGGCACGACAGGCGCGCGGGCCAGTCGGGGCATGAAGATGGCGCCGGGGGCCTATATGCACGGCGCGATCAGCCACACGGGTCAGCAGCTGGTGCGCCCGATCTTTACCTTTAACGGGTTGCCCATCACGCTGGAAATGGGTCAGCAATCGATCGAGGAAGTCGAAAAGGGATGGTTGAGCGCGCTGCTGACGCTGCAGGGGCGCACCGGGTTGAATAACCTTGAGGTGATGGAGCGGACGGAAGAACGGTTGCGCCTGTCTGCACCGTACCTTGGTCGCACGCAGAATGAGGGCATTGCCGTCATCCTTGATCGCCGGTTTTCGCTGCTGTGGCGGGCCGGACAGATCCCGCCGCCGCCGGATGTTTTGAAGGGCCAGCCGATGGACATCGAGTATACGTCCGTGGCGGCGCTTGCGCAAAAGGCGCAGGACGGTGTGGCCGTCAGTCGCGTGCTGCAGGACACGGCGGAATTGTCCAAGGTGCATCCTGATCCGGAAAGCGTTTGGGACCCGGTAGATACCGACTATGCGCAAAAGGTTCTGGTCGAGGCGCGCGGTGCCCCGGAGGCCGTCATGCGGTCGCCTGAGGACATCGAGGCGCGACGTGCGGCGCGCGCGGAAGCGGCGCAAGCTGCCCAGGCGATGGAAATGGCCCAGCAGGGCGTCGATGTGGCCGGTGGGCTGCAGCAGTTGGAAGAGGGCGCGCCATGAGTGAGCAGGATATCCGCGACAAGATCGCCGATGAGATTTTGGCCAAGTTTGGCGCGCTGGCCCCTTACAGGCTGGTGGCGCGTTTCGTTCGAAAGGGGTCGTCATGAGTAAGCGCAAGTTGGAACGCGCCGCCAGTGTCGAGGTTATGGGCTGTACAGACCCATCCTGTAAGTGTGGCGATGTGGGCATCATCTTCAAAGACAAGGACGGGCAGGCATTTGCAATCGGGCTGATGTCGGTGGAAACCGCACTGGATGTGGCAGAAGGATTTGCGCGCGAAATCAATGCCGTGATTGATAATCTGCAGGCGCAGACTTCAGAAAGGGTGAATTGATGCACACGCTACGTCACGCCCTTTTCAGCGCCATCAAGGATGGCTTTGGCATGCGCCGGGCGGATGCGCTGGCGGAAAGCTGGCGCGAGATCCGCAACCACGGGAACGTGATCGAGGATCTGGTGCATTTGGGGCATCTGTTTGAGCCGGGGTTGAATGATCCCGAAACGGGAAAGCCCTTTTCGCACGACGAATTGATCGCGCGCGCCGCCCGAAAGGATCTGGCGTTGCAGTTACTGGCGCGCGCGGAAATCACCCCCGACGAATTAAACTTCATACGAAACCAAGGAGCAGCAAGCTATGAAACGATTTCTTATTCTGACGACGACACTGACAGCGATGCCGGTGATCAACTGGACGCCCAGCGATGAGGGGGGCGCAGGTGCAGGTGACGGTGGATCGGGATCTGGCGACGCTGCCAGCGGCAACCCGGGCGGCGGTTCTGGAGATGGCGGAGAAGGCGGCGCGGGATCTGGCGGCGGCGCATCTGGAAAAGGTGGCGCATCTGGCGCGGGCGGCGATGGCGGAGCCGGTGACGGATCGCCCTGGTACGACAGCCGGCAGTGGTCTGATCCTGCGCTCAAGGATTTTGCCATAAAGAACGGCTATCACAAGGGCACGGCGGATGAGGCTTTGGAAAAGGCGTTGAAGGGGGAAATGTCAGCGGCGTCGCGGTTGGGCAAGGATCCGAATATGATTGCCGAGTTGCCCGGCCCTGACGGATCGGCGGCGGATTTTCTGAAGGCCAATGCATCGGCTTTGGGGGTGCCGGACAGCGTTGATGATTACAAATTGTCGCTGCCTGACGATCTGCCCAAAGACATGCCCATCGATCAGCCGATGATGGACAGCTTTGCCAAGATGGCGCATGAGGCCGGGTTGCCACCGGAGATTGCGCAGATGAGCGTGAGTTTTTACGCGCAGCATATGACTGACTGGATGAACGAACAGACGGGCAAGATCGAGAATGCGGAAAAGGCGCTTGAGGCCCAGCTCAAGGAAAAGTGGGGCGGCAATTGGGAGGCCAACCGCGATCAGGGTGCGCGGGCGTTTCAGGCGCTGGCGGCGCAGATGGACCTTGACGCTGAGGCCGCTGCCAATATCGCCACCAAGCTGAATGAGGGCATGGGCGATGTGCATCTGGTCCAGTTCACGCATGCGCTGGCCGGGTTGATTAGTGAGGACACGCTGATCAATGTGCCCGGTGGTGGTGTGCCGTCTGGCGATCTGGCCCACGCACAGCAGCGCAAGGCGCAGATCATGGGGCCGGATGGTGAAATGGCGCAGGCGCGTGGCAATCAGGCCAAGATCAAGAGCCTGCAAAACGAGCTGGCGGCGGCAAACCGGGTTATTGTTGGTCACAGAGGTCAGAAATAAGAAACCGCCCGCGCGGGACCAGGGGGGAACAACGCGGGCGGTTAGGTTAATCTGGGAAGATATAACCGGCAAGCTGCCCATCGGAGGATAGCCTGAGGGACATATACCGGTTGACAAAAGATCGCGCAAGTGGCAGCGATTGATTCTATAAGAAATGCGGGTGGTCTCGGTCACGGGGTCCGCTGACTTTGGGGAAAGTTCCAACGCCCAGGGGTGCGATACCTTAGGTCGGGTCCGGCAGTCGCCGGGGGGTCCTCCGAACAAATCAACTT